CAAGCTCGGCAACGTAGCCGCGTAGCGCGCGGGTGTTGATCCCAGCGAGGATGCCCTCGGCTCCGGCTCCGCCAGCAGAGCGAAGGAACTCCGCCGCTGCGGATGCCCCTCTGATGTCTGCTCCGAGTCTTCTGGCCGCTGCCGCGGCGCGGGCGATGTCTTCGGGCACGGGATTCGTGAGAGACGATAGCCGAGCGACCTCGTTTTCCGCGGCCCGCAGCGCAGGGATGAACTGAGCCTGCATCGGATCGGGGAGTTGCTCGATCTGCCCCTTGAGCGACGCAACCGTCCCTTGAAGCTGTGACATCCGGCGAACAGGGTCTTCGATATCACGCCCCATCGCCTCGCGGGCGGAAACCTCCCTCGCCATCGCGTCTGTGTCTGGCGGTTCCGCAAGTGGAATCGGTGAAGTAGCGCTCGCGGCGGCAAGCCCAGCAGTTTCCAGCAGTTCGTTCCGCCTGGCTGACGGAGACAGGTTGCGAATCCTGCCAGCAAGAGACTCGGCGGTGGACACTCGCTTGGCGGCGTCGTCAAACTCAAGAAGCCTCTGAGTGAGGAGGCTCATCGAATCGCCGGACAGAACGAGATCGCGAATCTCGCGGATCATCGGGTCGAAGGAGACGCGAGTCGCAGCCTCAAGGCGACCGACATCGCCAAGAACCCTGGTGAAGAATGCGTCGACCTGATCGCTCGTCTCCGGCAGGCCGCGAATAGACTGGGCCCAGGCGGTGTTGAGGGCCGTAGCCCGCCGATCCATCGCAGCCTGAGATTCCCTGTCGCGTTCCTCGCGGCCAGCGATGGCATCCGCCCGGCCGGTGATGACGCCAGCCCGCCTAGCCAACGTCTCGGCTCTGGCGGCCTGCTGGTCCGGCGGCAGGTTCCCGATACGGGCGATCTGCCCAGCGATGCGGACATTCGCCGCCTGGAGCCTGGCCCGCTCCGCCGCGTTGCCGACCTTCTCTACGGCGTCCGCCGCGGACTTCGCCGACTCCCGAAGCCTGTCAATCCCGGCAGATGGGACAAGGGGCTTGGCGATGTCCGCAAGCGTCGCTCGAAGCTTCTCTGCTTCGTCCTGAGCCTGCGAGAAATCGACGTTCTGCCGTTTGGTGCGACGAAGCTCGGCGTCGATCTGGTCGAGCACTTCGAGGTATCGGTCCAGGTCTTCGGTTGACCGGCCCTGGCTCAATTCAGACGCTCTCCTGAGCATGCCAGCGAAATTCTGTCGCTGCGACCTGTCCAGGGTGGAGATTTCGCCCTCCATCGACGACTGCCGGCCTCGGGCCTGCTCGAACGTCTGAGGTCTGCCGGTGATGACAAACTCGGCATTCTCACGAGCGGCCTGGAGTGATCGCAGGAACTGGTCCGCCTCTGCCCTGGCGTTCTCTGTGTTTAGGTTCAGCGTGATGTCCGTCTCGGCCTGACGCTGAACCTCTCTCAGAGTGTTCAGGAGCAATGTCAGTCGCCTGGTGTCCGCCGCCACGCCGCTGGTCTCGCCTAGCCGCGACTTCGCCTGGATGCGAGCGAACAGCGTCACCGCCTCGTCCGAAAGCCTGTTGATCTCAACCAGGCCGCTGGCGATCCTCGGGTTCGCCTGTATCGCCGACGCCGGCAGGGCCGCAGCCGCCTCGCCGATCTGCGCCCCACGATCCAGCGCGCCGGCGAGCCTCGGGTTTGAGAACTGCAACTCTCGCCCGGTCCTCAGTCGCACGGCCTTCGCCGAAGCCTCGGAAAGCAGATTGATAGCCGCGATGTCGGCCCGCACCTCTTTCTCGATGCGGTTGAACGCATCCTCGACGCCGCGAAGCTGCGTGGCGGTGCCAGCAGTGTCCTTGATCGACGTGACGAGTTCCTCAGTAGCCTCCTGAGACCGCGCGAGAGCAGGAAGGAACGCCGCTTCGACGCCCCTGCCGGCCGCCATCAACTGATCCTTGGCCGCGGCCAGCGGCTTCTGTATCTCCTCCGCGGCCGAGACGAGCCGCCGCATCTGCGTGACCGCAGCCGCTGCGTCGGACTCGCCGAGGGCCGTCATCACCCTTTTGATGATGGCACCAGACTCAGATCCAGATACCCCAGCCCTGCGAAGCGCGTCCTCTAGCTTTTCCGCGTTCGCGATGAGGCCGTCGAAGGAGCTTTTGCCGCCCTTTACGAGCCCCTCGACGTCGGCCGCGCTCAGGTCGAGCCCGAGCGCCGTGTTGATCTTCTGGCGTGCCTCCGCAAGCGTTTTCTGGTACTCCGCGGTCTGCTGCCGTAGCTCCTTTGACTTCTCCTTGATCGCAGATCGATTGTTCGGCCTGGCGCCAGTCTCGGCGGCGTCAAGACCGACAGTGGCACGCGAAAAATCCTTCTGCAAGCGACCAAGCTGTGCAATCAGCTTGCTTAGTTCATCGATCTCCGCCTTCTTTGCCCTGATGTCGGAGGATTGGTCTGGGCGGTCTTTGCTAATCTGGCGCCGACGACTGCCTTCAGGCACGCCTCGCAACGCATCCTCACGCTGCTGCTGCTTGGTTTCGAGGCCGACTCGCTCATCCTCCGCGACAGCGCGGCGGCCGATAAACTCTTGCCGCAGCGCCTTCGCCGTGATTCCGCGTCCACCAGACTGAGCGATCGTAAAGTCCGAAAGGGCCTTCCTCGCCTGCTCCAGCGTCGTCTTCGCAGCCTCGACGCGACTTGCGTCTACGACGAGCGTCGCAGACTTTCCAGCCGCCCGTAACTCAGAAATCTGAGCCCGCAATGCAGAGACGCGGTCTCCGGCGTCCTTCACCTGCGCCGTCACGGCGAACTCGCCGCTCGACGATGCGATGGCATCCTTGAGTTGCTTCAGCTTCTCGACGCCGCCGACCCTCGCGATCAAGTCGAACTCGCGGGATTTCAGGCCACCGACGGCGTCGCGGAACGCCGTGATGTCCTTGAACCCGCTGGTCTTGAGGATCACGTCGATCTGCCGCTGGTTCAGCGACGTCAGACGCATCTTCAACTGGTCGAGGTCTTTGATCGCCCCGGCGAAGCCGTTGAACGACAGCTTCATCGAGGTCGCCGCCTGGAGCGACCGCTCGAACCGCTGAAGCGGCGTGTAGATGGCATTGAGCGACGATGCGGCGTCCCGCATCGTCGACCCAATGTTCTTCTCGACGCTCCTGGCGAACGTCGCCACCTCCCTGGCGGCGGCGCTGAGCTTCGGCGCGAAGTCGCCCGTGTTGACGGTGACCAGTGCGCTGATTTTGCCGAGATAGCTCATCGTCTCATCCTTGAGGCGGTCTGGTCAGCTTCAGAAGCTCGCTGAAGATTTGATCCTTCGTCTGCTCGGGCTTGACGGCGATCGGCATGAATGCCGTTTCGTCGGGGATGTCGTTCTTCCGGTAGTTGCCGGAGGCACACATCACGATCCGACAAAGCCTTGCCGTCTCAGCCCAAGAGTCAGGCAACGGCCATCGCTGGTCGTATGCCTGCCACATGGTCATTTCTTCTGAATCAACCTCCTTCAGCAGCCGCTTGACGCTCATTCCGAGGCAGAGGGCGAGTCGGTGGTGGAAGCGTTTTTCCGGCCGCCGCCGGAAGATTCCCCCGCCTCGTCCGCAGCCTCCGGCGAGAGCATGTTGAGCTTCCAGGCCGCCTCGAACAGACGAGAGATCACTAGGGCCGACCTCTTGCCGAGGATCGTCACCTGCTCGTCGTCGTACAGACGCTCGCCACTCTGGTCGCAGAGCGTCATCACGAGGAACCTAACGCGGAAGTTCTGCATCCGCTGGTCGGCGTAGCCCGACTCGAACTGATCCCGCTCGGTGCCGCTCAACACCTTCAGGTAGACGTCGGTCTTCCACTCGGGAACGTGAACCTTCTCGGTCTTGATGTCAGCGGCGGCATTGATCGCCGCCAGAATCGATGCTTTGTCAAGAGGCATGGCAAGCTCCAAAAACTACACACCCATGTAATCCGTCAGGCGGAACCGCATAGTCCCGCGAACAAGCTCGCCAGCCTTGGCGTCAAGAGACACGGATTCGACGATGGCGCGGAATGAGAAGCTGTATCCGGGGGATGCGAACGCAACCGTCCCAACGCTCCTGACGAGCAACACAGGGTTGCCGCTGCCGCCGTACAGAAAGTCGACGGTGATTGAGCCTCCCTGCCAGGCCCCGGTCGGGACCAGGAGGCACGCTTCCTTCGCGTGGGTGATTCCAGACATGTCGGTGATCTCCGCCGTCGGCGTCTCGACTGAGACGCCGACGACGGAGCCCGAGAATGCACCAAACGAGAAGGTAGCGCCGTGGGCGGTGACGCCGGCCATGACGGGTCACCTCCAGGCAGGTTAAGCCACCCGCCAGGTGGCGCTTCCCTTGATGAGGTCGCCAACAGAGCCACCGACGCTCGACGACGTGAGCGTGGCGTTGCCGCTGAAGCTGACGCCGTTGCCGGAGATGCTGATCGCACCCGTCTGGGTCGTGATCTGCGACTGAGCGATGTAGTCGCAGGTGACCTCCCGCTGCACGAACGTCGGGACGTACTCTCGGCGACCGCCAACGGCAATGCCGAGGTGCGAGCCATCCGCGTTGTCGATGTCGTCTTTGACATTGAAGGACGTGGCGGTAATGGTGACGGAGTTGTACGTCACCGAGATGCCCATTGCTGCGACGCCGGCCATTGGTTGCGCCTCCTTGCGCTGAATGTGCTAGTCCGTAGCCTCTTGCCAACGGACCTGGAACAGTTGTCGAACTTCGTAGGCGGGGGGAAGCTGGGCTCCAAGCCCCGTCGGGTCGAGATAGTCGTCCGTCTCTGACACGAGCCGTATATCCGTAATTGTACAGCCCGCCAATGTGCCAGTGTGACCATCGAGCGCCAGGCGAACCTCGTCGCCAAGCTCTCGTGCGCCCTCGTAGGTCAGGGCCCACGACGCGATCTGGAGGCTCACAACTGGAACGTAGGACGGCCCTGCCAGATTCGCCTCGCGGATGATGTTCTTCCGAGCGTAGACGCAGAACGGCATGGTGGCGTTCTTCGGCACGGCGATCGGGTAAATCTGAAAGCCGACCAGCCTGGCGACCGCCGGAGTGGTCACCAACCTCTGGAAGACGTGCTTTTCGGGCGTCACTATGAACGTCACGACACCCCCTTGGCGATGGCGTTTTCGAGGGCCACCCGGAGCGTGCTGAAGACGGCCTGCTGCTCGGCCTGGATCGTCCGCTCCATCGGGTGCTTCGCCGGCATCGGGCGGTAGGTGTCGCCTGGGTGCAGCGTGATCGGATGGTGCCGGCCGCCGGTGTGGCCGAAGTCGTGCGGATACCCCGAACCCATGCGGGCCTGCCTCGTCGGCTCGTTGATACTGCCCATGAGGAAGTAGTAGCCGCGGCTCATGTTCTTGAACTGCTCGTCGTTCGCCGACGAGTGACGCCGCATCCGGCCGTTGATCATCTGGTGGACGTTCAGGTACGTCCGCCGACCTTTCGTGCCCGGCCGGCGCCGGCCGCTACCAAATTCCAAAAGCCAGGCGTGATTACCACTGGCCTGCGTTGCGGACGAGCCCACGTTGCCGGTCTGGGCGGGGCCGACGACCGCCACGGTGGCCCGCTCGTACCGACGAAGTTCGATCTTCGTCGACTTCTTGAGTCCGCCGGTGACGTCGCCGACGCGATTCTCATATCCGCGTTCAATGATCCTCGCTCCGCGGCGGACGATGGCGTCAAGGTTCGCCTTCTTTCCCACGCTGGCGGCCATGTCTTCGAGCTTCTCGGCTAGCTCCCGCAGGCCGGAAGTCTGGATCGTGACGAACCCGTTCGCGAGCGACTTCGCCGTCTTCCCCTGGATGAGTCGGGCTGCGCCCTGTCCCTGAGTAAGCATCAGCGGACCTCCTCCTTGCAGAAGACCTCGTGCTCGCGGCGATCCTCGCCCTCGGAGATGCTCGTGATCTCCATCGTCCGACCACGCCAGATCATCCGGCAGTCGGGCGTCAGCCCATTGAAGAAACGCATCAGAATGCGGTGAGTCGCGAGCGTGCCGGCCTGCTGGGCGGCGAAGTAGTCCCTGGCCGTGAGGTTCCGCACCTGGGCCCAGACCGTCGAGACGGTCTGCCACTCAAGCGTCGCTTCGCCCGACGGAGACTGCCTCTCCATCGGCCGCTGCACCGTGACTCGCTCCCGCATCCTGCCGGAGATGATCATCAGCCAATCCAGACGCACGAGTAGGCGCCGACGCCAGATGGCGCCGACACGGTGATGGTTGCGGTCACCGGCAGAATCGCCACGCGACCGGCCGGCACGTCGATCGCGCCGGCCAGCCGGAGAACCGACGAGCCGGTGTTCTTGACCGCCAGGGTCGAAAGTGGCAGCGAGCCGACGATCGTCACCGCCGAGGTCGATGCAGTGACTGTGATCGTCTGGCCGGAGACGATCGTCGGAGAGACATGCTCCGTCATCGCCCCCACGGTGATCGTGGTGGCGTCGCCCTGCTGATAGACGACGTCGACGTCGACCCTGGCTCGTGCGGTCATCGGTATATCCCCAGGCCGGAGGCGTGTAGGAGGGTGCGGAACGTGTACGGCACCTGCACCTGCCCGCCGGTGACGGCAAGCTGCCGCGAGTCGTACCAGTGGGACACGAGCAGGAGAATCAGATGCTTCGCCACCGGCGGAGCCGTGCGGCCGTCGGGCCCGTAGCCCGCGGAGTACCGCACCGTGACGCTGTTCTCGTCGCCTCGCGTCGCCGGCCAGGACTGAGCCCAGTTCGGGTAAATCCGGCCGGGGATCACGTTCGTGTCGACCCGGAAGTCGCCGTTGTCGCTCGACAGCGTTCCGTTGGTGCCGTCTCCACGCCGATACGTCACGGTGACGTTGCCAGGGGCCATCGGCGGCCGGGGAAGGTTGATGCTCCAGATCGGGAACAGGTCGTAGCGGGCCTCCCAGACGCTCGTCAGGAGCGTGATGTCGCACATCTCCTCGACGTACTGCCGGGCGACCGCGATCAGCGACGAGATGTAGGCGTCTGAGTCCTCGACGTCGACTCGGCACTGCACCTTCGCCTCGGCCAGGCTCACCGGCTCGACGACGGGCTCGACGGCACGCACCAGGCTTCGATACGGCGTGACCGTTGAAGTCGGCGGCTGCGGCGTCCCGAAGATGATGGTGTCCATGTCACTTCACCTTCTTCTTGGCGATCTTCGGCGAGGCGTCGGCGGTCTCGACTGATCGCTCCTCGACGGCGGCCTCGACGACCGCCGGCTCCTTGATCTCCTCGATCAGCCCCCGGCCGATCAGGATTTCGCACATCCCGCCGGGCCAGTCCTCGAAGACCTGCCCGGCCTCGTACTGAGAGAAGTTCTGGAGAACGCGAATCTTCACGCGACGTACCCCCAAGCATCCTCGGGAGCCTTCCGGCCGTTGTTCCAATACTCCGTCGTGTGCTGCTGAACCTTGCCGGCCTCGTTCGTCCGAGACGGCCAGGTGATCATCAGTTCGGCGTGGCCGACGCTGACGTGCGTGGCGATCCCGAGCGAGTTCCCCGCCTTCTCCCACTGCTTCCAGAAGTAGATGTCCTCGTCAACGTGGCCGCCCGTGAACTCGCCATTCTCGTTCGGCTGCGACAAGAACCAGGGCTTCTCCATCCGCCGCAGGGCCGAGGTGCGGAGCAGCGTCAGGCCGAAGTGAGCCGTCGACACCGGCTGGACGACCTTCGAGAAGAATTCCGAGTTGACGGTCGACTTCTTCTCGACGTCGTTCTCGGGCAGCGCGAACATCACCGCGTTGCTCTCCCGCTTCGTCTGAAGCGGGGCCAGGGCGTCGTAGCCCGAGTGCATCAGCAGGGCCATCAGCCCCTCGACGGTCTTCGAGTTGAAGATCGTGTCGTAGTCGATGGTCAGGATGACGTCGTGGTCGTCCAAGACGCTCTCGATCGACCTCTGAAGACATTGCCCCCAGAAGGCTCCGGTGACCTTCGTGGGGGAAATGCCATGCGGCGCGAGGGCCGTCATGATGCAGAAGTAGTTGTCGGTGAAACCGAGTCGCGGGGTGCTCATCACCGCCGCGACTCGAATTTCAGCCTCGACGCCTCCGATGCGAAGTAGCACGCTTTGCTCCTTGTAGGAGCGGGCGCGCATCCCTGCGCTTGCTCGGCCGTCCTTGGCCGTCCCGCTTGTGTCGGGATCAGCCCTTGACCCAGGCCAGCACGCCCGCTTCGCTCGCGCTCGACGGGGCGTTCTCGCCACGGGACAGACGGCCGGTGATCGCAACCGGAATGCTGGTCGACGGGGTCGCCGTGACCTTCAGGTAGCGCTTCTTGGCCTTCGTGTCGACGTCCAGCTTCACGACCGAGGTTCCGGCGGTGTCGGTCACCGTCGGGATCGTGAAGTCGGTGCCGCCGGTCATGCCGGAGACAGCCGAGTAAGACGAGTCGTCGTCGGACTCCTCGATCTTCAGGACAGTGGCAAACACCGTCGAGGCGTTGCTGCCACGCAGAACCGTGAGGCTCGCGTAGTCATAGCCGCGGGTGTCGACCGTCAGGGTGACCGCGCTCGATCCGGTTGCCGGAAGCGCCGCGACCACC